GCTAAAATTAATCCACTACCTACATCAATAAAGCTTTCTATTATATCTCTACTCACTGGCCTCCGTATATAGTTCTTTTGCAAATTCTTTTAATTTATGTTTATCTAACTCTGTATCTACCTGATCAATATAGTTACCTAAAAATGTTAGTGTATCTTCTCCTTGATCTATAGTATCTACTTTTACTGTTTGTGTAATATCATTTGTATCTTCATTGATAATCAATTCATGTACATTGGTATTGTTATAAAATCTTTCTACTAGATTACCATACATTTCTGGATTAGTTTTTCTGTTTACAAATAGTTTTACAAAACAATTCTCATAAGAAGATAAATCTAAATTGTTATAGTTTTCTTTTGTATCATCATATACTAATTTTTTAAATATTGGTAAAGGGTTCTCTATTCGTTCTAACTCTCTTGTATCTGTATCAAATATATGAAAACCTTTTGGACAATTATAGTCTGACCACATAATTTGATATTGAGTACCTAGATAAAATATATGTCCGTCATCTGATTTCTTATGAAAATGACCAGATAATACTTTTTCAAATCTTCTAAATTGTTCTCTTTCAAGTCCTTGTTCGTTTACTACTCCTCTATGCATTTCAAAGCCTTTTACTTCTAAATGACCAAAGGCAATTTGTGATGTAGAGTTGTCTAATTTATATAAAGTATCTTCCATATTGTCTTCACATATCCATGGTATAAACAATATATCTAAACCACCAAGAGTAACCTCTGTTGCTCTTGTATATATTTTAACTTTACCTAGATTTAAATTTTCTATAGCATTTACTTCGTTAGTATTTTTGTAATAGGTATCGTGATTACCTAATATAACGTGAGTATCTATATCTAATTCTTCTAGTTTATCCCAAAACTTTTTCTTAAAATTGTGGGCTGTGTTATGGTTAATAAACTTACGTCTATCAACTACGTCACCTAAATGTACTAAACATTTTATATCGTTATCTTTAAGATAAGGAAAAAACTGTTCCTCATAAAACTTATTTTGATAATTTATAAAGTGTGGAGAATCATTACGGCAACCAAAGTGTGTATCATTTAGTAGCGCTATCTTCATAATTTTCAAAAAAATAATCTAAACTATTCTTACTTGTTCTTTTCTTCCTTTTCTTTTTACTTTGTTTAATTTCTTCGGCAATCTTCTCTTGTGAATCCATAGGTAAATTCTTTTGTAAGTACTCTGTCATCTGGTTTTTAAAGTCTCTATCGTCACCAGGTTGGAGAGCAAAATCATCTAAATTGGATTTACTTATAAGTTTGTGTTTGATTGTCACTTGCTTTTTCTCTTTTTGTATTCTACGTATAAAAGCATAGTAGATTATTTGAGTAAAGTAAGCGAAAGGATTATTTGATTTTTTACCATCAAAGTTGTCAAGGTATTGTAGACAGTTTTCTATACCATCTGAAATCATGTCATCTTTAAAGGTGTAATTAATGAAATTAGGTCTATATGAGAGGTGATTGGCAATCTTCAAAAAACATGATCCAAGGTAGTTTCCTACTGGTGGTTTATCTTGTTTTAATCTCTTTGCTTTACGTACAGATTTTCTGTACTTTATCATCGCCTCCAAAAACTCTTTGTTATTTACATAATGTTCTTTTTTTGTTTTTGTATTCATAATATTAATATACTACAGTTTGTGTTTTTTGTCAATGTTATCCCTATTGGAGCGGGTGAAGAATTTCGCAATCTCAACCTTATCGTTGGCAACGATACGCTCTACTTTTGAGCTACACCCGCCTAAAAAAAATTTCGGTTTCAGCCGAAATCAGCATTGACTTTTTTGGAAAAATATGTATAATGAACGGTGTAGCCGGTTGATTGAGGATACTCCAGCTAGAGGTCTTATTAATGTATGGTTCCTTCATCATCATCATCAAACAATCTTTCATCAAAAATCTCATTTATCTTCTTATTATCTTTAGTGGAAAACTTCATCATTGAAGGCGTTCTTTTGTTGTCTTTTGCCAAAGGAATATCTTCATATGTATCAACAACACCAAGATAACTTCTTCTCATATCTTCATTAGCATTTGTTATGGTCATTATCTTATCTTTTGGAATAGTAATTTGTTCATCGTTAGTATAGGCCGTCCAACGAATCAAAGCAATATAATCTCTAAAACCCGATACCGTTATTTGTGGTACGTATTTTATCTGCAACGGCTTTTCTACATTGATTGTTTTATTTGTGGGATCTAATTGTCTTTTAGTAAAAGCACAAGAACAAACAATATCGTCTCCGTTTACCAACTTGATAATTTTAATGTTATTATCCATATTATTATTTATCCTTATTTAGCTCTGCCAATACACAATGAGTACCACCAATTTTTGTTGTTATATCATAAGTTAATAACGATGTTTCTTTAAAAACTTTCATATTATACCAACCTTTATTTTTTCCAGGATATTTTACTTCGTTAGGCAAATAATCATGGAAAATAATTTTAAAACAATCTGTAGTTCTTTTTAATATTTCTTCACAATCATAAACGCCGATTGATCCGTCAACAAATACAAAATCAAAATCAAAATGACTATATTGTTTCCAATAATCAGTACTCTTACAATGAAATCTGTTTATTGAATCCTCTATACCAACATACTCAAATATATTGTCTTTATCAATAGTATATACCTCTGCTCTATTTGCTATTAAAGCAGTTGTACTTTTACCTGTACCGGTACCTATTTCTAATACCTTTTTAGCATAACGACTTTCTTCTAACAAAAATCTAAAATCTTCATCTGAAATCATTTTAACTCTATATTGTGTATCTCATAATTAAAATCTTCGTCATTGTAAATATTTATTCGTTCACGAAAATGTATCAACGTATAGTTTTCTTTTTCTTTATAACTAATATCATCTGCTATATCATATAAAGTCGCAGCTGAATCATTATCCTTTAATCTTAATCCTCTTCCAATAGATTGTAAGTTCCTTATCCGTGACTTGCTAGGACTAGCAAAAATAATGTTATGCAAGTTCCGTATATTAATGCCTGTACTGAAAGTCCCATAACTTGCAACGATAATAGCGTTGTCAGATTTCTCCGTAATTTCTCTGATCTTTTCCCTAACGTCTGTATCCACTCCACCGTGGACATAAAATACTTGTTTGTCAACAGCTTTTGTTTTAATTGATTCATATAACTCCTTTCCATGTTTTTCTACGTATTGAAATAAACATAAAGTATTGCCTTGTAAAGTAGAGGCCAAGTTTCTTATATACTTATTCCTTTTTTCATTACGTACCAGGTAATCCATTTCTTCTTGGTATGTTTTATCTTTTAACATATGTCTAACATCTTTGTCATGTTGTAATACTAAACATATAATTTTTAATTCTGCTAATTGTTTTTTCTCTTGTAATTCTGTTGTGGATATAACCTTGTTTACTGTACCAAATAATCCTTCCAATACTAACTTATGTGTTTTAGTACCATCTAAAGTACCTGTAAGGCCTATTCTATATTTACATTGTTCTAGTTTAGTCATTATCTTTGTGAGTGAAACTGCCTTGAATAAGTGTGCCTCGTCACCTATAACCATTCCAAACTGTTTAAACCACTTCTTTGGTTGATTATATACTGATTGCCATGTAGATATTATAACGTTTTTGTTTGTTTCTTTTTCATGGCCTTGATATATTCTATGTACATTTTTGTCTGGATTCCAACCATAATCTTTAAAATCCTTAAACAATTGTTCTACTAATGATGTTGTTGGTACTATAATTAAGATTTTCTTCTTTTGTTCTTTTAGTCTTAACATATTATAACGTACTAACATGTAAACTATAAGTGATTTACCAGAGGCTGTTGGAGATAACAATAAACATCTATTCTTTTGTGTTGCATATACAAATGCTTCTTTTTGATAATCTCTTATTTCCATAGGTACTTTAAGGGCTTTTGTAAACTTTTCTACCAATTCTAAATCAACTTTAGTATCAACTATTTTAGTACCATCTACTACTTGTATCTTGTTGTCACTACACCATTTAAGTATATAAGGATATAAACCGGCGTAAATTTGACCAGTTGCATAAGAGAATAATCTTATTTTTCCATCCCATACTCTGTTTCTATAGGCAGGAACAAACTTATAACCAGGTACTTCAAAACAAAAATACTCTGATAACTCTCTTTTAATAGAGGCGTCAGCGTCTACTTTTAAATAGACATCGTTTACTCTGTCAACTATGATGTATCTTATATCTGGCATTACACGAAAGGTGGACCGACAACCCAACCTACTAAAACCTTTCTTGTTCCTTTGGTCACCGGATGTACTTTATGCCACATAAATGACGGAAAGGTAACTATTGTACCAGTTGTAAATTTATCTTTAAACTTTATATTCTGATTTATTCTTTTAGGATTTAAATTAGCTATCTCTAATTCTCCTCCTTCGTAATCTTCATTTAAACATAAAGTAAAACTTAACTTTCTGATATAACCATTATCATAAGGCTTAGTGTGCGAATCTATGTGCCAATCATAGTGGTCTCCTTCTTCGTATATTGTATACTGTAAGGGTTCAAATTCTTTTAACTTGAAATTCCAATCGGCCTTTACATTGTGATTAAAGATAACTTCTTTTATATCTTCGTATAACTCATCATTTTCTTTTATCCATGCGACCTTGGAGCTTCTATTTTTATTATCACCGTCTTGTATGGCGGCTTCTTTTATTCTTAATTTCTCTGAATTTTCTATTATATTATTACAATAGTCCTCATTAAACATTGAAATTGAAAGACAATTGTTATTTGTTAGGTACATTATACAGCCCCACTGGTAAATCTTTTCCAGTCTATTGCATTTTTAATAGTAAATGTTCTATTGGAGATTTGTCTTAATGATCTATCTAAAAATTCTACAACTGTTTCTAGATATTTAACCTTTTGGTTTGCTTTTTGCCACTCTGGATCAGCTTCAATAAATTGAGGTACGTCTGCTTTTAATATCTTTAAGTTAAATGGTTTCTGTAGATATACTGCCGGATCGGCCTTACCTGTATAGTATTCCCATTTCTCCCTTTTGATTGTTCTAAATTCATCTTCAGCACGTGTTAATAACAATTTAAATTTAGTTAAAAATTTTAAATATTTGTTATGTAATTGAGGTGTTTTTAAAGACTCTATATCTAATTCAATATCGTTAATCTTTAAATCTTTATCGGCTAAATCTTGTAGTTGTTCTAAATCCATTATATCTCCACTTGTTCATAATATTACTCACTTATTTATTAAGATGTTGTAACTGTTGTTTTTGATGATCCTGTTGTAGCAAAATCATATATCTTATATTCAAAAGTAACAGACGCTGTAAGATAATCAACATCTGTAGCTTGTTGGTTGTAAGCAAGACTTGAAAGAGAAATAGGAAATACGTCTCTAAATCTAACTTCTACAACCGAGTTGTTTTTATTTGATAGTACACTTAACGTAGCGTCTGAAAAAAGACCACCTGTTTTTGGTGGTGGAAATTTTGATCTACCAGAATCACCTATTACATTGCTTGTACTACCAGGAAATCTATCATTACCACTTGTTAAAAGATTTTGATGTTCCTTGTGATCTTCAGGAAAACCTAGACCTCTTAACCAACCATGTATTTCTTGATAGTTTTCTAAATTCTCATCTACTAAAAAAGATATTGT